ATCATTATTGTTATGACGAGATGGAGCACGAAAGATTTAGTAGGCAAGTTATTAGCTAGGCAAAATGAAGACCATGCAGATAATTGGGAAATTGTAGAGTTTCCAGCTCTTATGCCTGAAACTGAAAATCCCCTGTGGGGCGAATATTGGAAGAAAGAAGAACTTTTGGGTGTTAAGGCTTCTTTGCCATTGTCTAAATGGAATGCACAATGGATGCAAGATCCTACTGCTGAAGAAGGAGCTATTGTAAAAAGAGAATGGTGGAATAAATGGCATGGAGAAAAAGTGCCAGCTTATGATTATGTTATACAAAGTTATGATACTGCTTTTTCAAAAAAAGAAACTGCTGATTATTCTGCTATAACTACTTGGGCTATTTTTGAGCATGAAGACGATTCCTCTCCTAACATAATTTTATTGGATGCTAAAAGAGTGCGTGTGGACTTCCCAGAATTAAAAAGATTGGCTTGGGATGAATATAAATACTGGGAACCTGACTGCATATTGATAGAAGCAAAAGCATCAGGAACTCCCTTAACTCATGAGCTAAGGAGAATGGGTATACCAGTTACTTCATACACACCAAGCAGAGGTCAAGACAAAATAGCCAGAATGAACAGTGTGGCTCCCATATTTGAATCTGGTATGGTTTGGGTTCCAGATGAGCCATTTGCAGAAGAAGTGGTTGAAGAAATGGCCAGTTTTCCTTATGGTGATTATGATGATTATTGTGATAGCTCAACCATGGCTTTAATGCGGTTTAGACAAGGTGGTTTTTTATCATTACATGAAGATTACCAAGATGAAGTAAAATTACTTAAAAGAAACAGAACAGTTTATTATTAATGAAAATATGGATTACTAGCTTTGTTTGGGATGACTATGAATATGAGGGTCCTAATATTATTGCTGAAACATTTGAAAAAGCACAATTTTTAGCTGGTTTACAAGGATTAGTGATAGAAGGACAACTGGTAGATATAATAAACAGTTCAAATTCTGCATTTGAAGATTTAGAAAGAACAGAAGAAACAGTGATACACTAGGAATAATTATGGTTATAGAGAAGAAATTGGGTACAGAAGACAATCCAGATATTGTCGAATCTTCAAGGTCAGTTGAAGTAATACCAGAAAGAACCAGACAAGAAGAAATTAGAGATGCTGCTAATATTTTGGTTACTGAAGAAGAGGTTTTGCTTGATGACGAAATGGTTGAGCCAGAAACACCAGAAGAAGATTTTTTTGCAAATTTAGCTGAATATTTAGATGAAGATGACTTAACCAAACTTTCTACAGATTTAACAGGCTCCATTAAAGGTGATTTAGAATCTCGCAGTGAGTGGGAAAAAACTTACACAGATGGTCTTAAATACTTAGGTATGAAGTTTGATGAAAGTCGTTCACAGCCATTTCAAGGTTCTAGTGGTGTCATTCACCCCATTTTGGCTGAAGCTGTTACTCAGTTTCAAGCTAGTGCATACAAAGAACTGTTACCAGCAAAAGGTCCTGTCAAGACTCAGATAATTGGTATGCGAACAGCTGAAACAGAATCTCAAGCAGAAAGGGTACAAGAATTTATGAATTATTACATTATGAATGTAATGCAAGAATATGACCCAGAGTTAGACCAATTATTATTTTACTTGCCTTTAGCTGGATCTGCTTTTAAAAAAATACATTTTGATTTTGTTTTAAAAAGAGCAGTTTCAAAGTTTATACCACCAGAAGATTTGGTGGTTCCCTATGAATCTCCAGATATGTTTTCTGCTGAAAGAGTAACTCATGTTATAAGCATGTCTCGTAATGAGATAAAAAAACAACAATTATCAGGTTTTTATGCTGATGTTGATATACCAGAAGACTCTTATACAGAAAGAGATGATATTAAAGAAGAAATAGATGATATTGAAGGAGTGGAGCCCAATTACACCGAAGAAAGAAATAGAACTATTTATGAAGTTCATACTATATTGGATTTAAAAGGTTATGAAGACTCAGATGAAAATGGTGAGCCCACAGGCTTAAAACTACCTTACATAGTAACCATTGATGAACAGGCGAATAAAGTTTTATCAATAAGAAGAAATTTTAATCCCAATGACCCTGACAAGAATAAAATAAATTACTTTGTCCAATACAAGTTTTTACCCGGCTTAGGTTTTTATGGCCTAGGCCTTTCACACATGATAGGTGGTCTTTCTAAGGCTTCTACATCTATATTAAGACAGCTTATTGATGCTGGAACTTTAGCTAATTTACCAGCTGGCTTTAAAGCCAGAGGTATGCGTATTCGTGATGAAGCAGACCCCTTACAACCCGGTGAATTTAGGGACATAGACACCACAGGTGGTTCTTTGAAAGAAAACTTAATTCCTTTACCAATAAAGGAACCTAGTAGTGTGTTGATGCAACTATTGGCATTAATGGTTGATTCAGGCAAAAGATTTGCTGCTATTGCTGACATAAATGTAGGTGATATGAACCAAGCTATGCCAGTTGGAACCACTGTAGCTTTATTGGAAAGAGGCACTAAAGTTATGAGTGCTATACACAAACGCTTACATTATTCACAAAGGCTTGAATTTAATCTTTTGGCTGATGTTTTCGCTGATTACTTACCACCAGAATATGATTATGAAACTGGTTCAGGCCCTAGAGAAATAAAAACAAGTGATTTTGATGAAAGAGTGGATATAGTACCAGTATCTGACCCCAACATATTTTCACAGAGCCAAAGAATAACTATGGCACAAGAATTATTACAAATGGTTCAGTCAGCTCCAGAAGTTCATGGACCTATAGGTATATATGAAGCCTACAAAAGAATGTATGGAGCATTAGGTATAGACAACATAGAAAGCCTATTACAGCCTCCACCAGACACAACACCTAAACCTATAGATGCTGGTTTGGAGAACAGTGGTTTGTTGTTAGGACAACCAGCACAGGCTTTTGGACCGCAAAACCATGAATCTCACATAGAAACACACCAAAGTTTATTTTTAACTCAAGTGGTTCAAGAAAATCCACAGTTTCAATCAATTATTATTAGTCATGTAATGCAACACTTACAGTTTTTAGCAACTCAAGTTGCCGAACAACAAATGGATCCTGAAATGCAACAAAGAATTGCAGAGATACAAATGCAAATGCAACAAGTTTCTCCTGAAGAAGCTCAACAGATACAGCAACAGATTCAAATGATAATGGATGAATTGAGCTCACCTATATTGGCAGAATTAACTCAAGCATTCTTGTCTTCTATTAAACAAACTAATCAAGGCGACCCATTGGTTGCTATAAGACAACAAGAATTAGACTTGAAAGACAAAGAGCTTGATATAGAACAAATGCAATTTGATTCAAACCAAGAACAAAAGGGTATGAACAGTATGCTAAATCAAGAATTGCAAAAACAGAGATTAGATATACAAAAAATAATAGCAGATGATAAACTGCAATTAGGTTTTGATAGACTAAAACAACAAGCAGATTTAAAATTGCTTGAATTAGAACAAAAATTTGGGAGTATTCAATGACCACATCTTATAAACTGGAAGCCTTAAAAAGACTCAAAGCTGAAAAAAAGTTAGAGAGAGAAAGAGAAGCGTTAGAGTTTAAAGCCAAAGAAGAAGCAGAAGCTAAAGCTCATCAAGCCAACCTTGAAAGGATTGCTAAGAAAATGGCAATTATTGAAAAAGGGGGTGTTGTTCCAAACCCCAAGCCTGTAGTAGAAAAGAAATCTACAAGCAAAAAAGAAACTAAAGCAGAAGAAAAAAAACCAGAGGTAAAAAAATCAGCCCCTAAGAAAAAAAGAGGCAGACCATCTGGTTCTAAAACCAAGAAGAAATAATGCCTTTAAAAAAAGGAAACTCTAAGGTGGCAGTTTCTAGTAATGTTTCTATGCTAAAAAAAGAAGGTTATCCACAAAAACAAGCAGTAGCTATTGCTTTAAGCAAATCACGAATGAATAAAGGTGGAGCAGTAGAAATTATGAAATGTCGAGGTGGAGGAGCTGCGACACAAGGCTTGGAATTTAAAGTGAGAAGTTAAATGGACCCATTACAATTAGCAGAAGAACTACAAAAGGAACTAAAAAAGAAAGAACAACAGGTTCAAGAAACTTATATGAGTGGTGGTTTAATGGATATGGAACACCATAAGTATTTGCAAGGACAACTAGAAGCATTATACTATATGCAAGATTTTATAAAAAATTACTTTAAAACTTAAAATGAGTGAATCAAAGGTCGAATTAGCAACAGCTTATGTTGAACCAGAAGAAGTTGTTTTAGACCCTACGAAACTTGAAAATTCAGTTTTAGAGAGAATGCCCCAACCTACTGGTTGGAAAATCTTAGTTTTACCATATCGTGGACAAGGTAAAACAAAGGGAGGTATACATTTAACCAAAGAGACAGTAGACAAGGAAACTTTAGCAACTGTAGTTGCTTATGTAGTCAGATGCGGTCCTCTTTGTTATAGTGGTGATAAATATGGGGTTCCATGGTGTCAAGAGAAGGACTGGGTTCTCATTGGAAGATACGCTGGAGCTAGGTTTAAATTAGAAGATGGTGCAGAAGTTAGGATAATAAATGATGATGAGGTAATAGCCACAATTTCCAATCCTGATGATATAGTGAGTTTGTAATGAATGAAGAAGCAAAAGCTGAAGAAATACAAGAAGAAGTAGAAGTTTTAGTTCAGGAAGATCCAGTTGAAACTGAAGAAACTGTTTCTTCTGAAGAAGAATTAGATAGATATACTAAAAATGTATCTAAACGAGTTAACAAATTAAATCAAAGAGCCAAAGAAGCCGAAGACAGGGCTTTGCAAGCTGAACAATTATTGGTACAGAAAGATGCTGAAAACCAAGTACTAAGACAACAAACCAGTGCTTTAGGTCAAAATGTTTTAACAGCAGAAGAACAGTCTATAGAATCTAAAGAATTACAAGCCAATGAGCTTTATAAAAAAGCTGTTGAGTCTGGTGATGCTGAATTAATGTCAAAAGCTGATACTTTAAAAAGTGACTTATCAATACAAAAAGAAAAATTAAGAATAGCAAAAAACAGACAATCACAAGAAACACAGGAATTTCAATATCCTCAACAAACATACCAACAACCCATACAAGAAAAATCTCCAGAGCCCACACAAGAGGCTTTAAGTTGGGCAAAAGAAAATCCTTGGTATGGAGATCAAACAGAATCTCAAAATGCTGAAGCAACACAATATGCTTACTTCACACACTTCAACCTTATTAATGAAGGGTTTGATGCAGATTCTGATGATTACTATGATGAGTTAAATACAAGAGTTTTTAAAGTATATCCTGAATTGGGTACTTCAAAGAAAGCCAATAAAAAAGATGACAGACCCTCTGTGCAAAGAGTCGCATCTGCTTCTGTAGGAAGTCGGCAAAAAACACAAGGCAACAAGAATGGCGTAAGTTTTTCTAAATCTGAAGTAGAACGCCTTAGAGGTTTAAAACCATATAATATGTCTGAAGAAGACTGGTTGAAACAAGTTGCTAAACAAAAGCAAATAATATCTCAAAGGGAGGCAAGATAATGTCAGAAGAAGAAAAAGTTGATACCACAAGACACACTCGTGAATCCGAGTCCCACGATAAAGAAGCTCGCAGAAAACCATGGAGGCCAGTAAGAAAACTTGAGGCTCCCCCACCCCCAGAAGGTTATGAATACCGCTGGATAAGGGAGTCGTATCTTGGTCAAGAAGATGTCAATAATGTAGGTTATAGACTTCGAGAGGGCTGGGAGCTTGTTCAAGGTTCGGAATTGCCAAGTGATTGGCAACTTCCTAGTCATGGCAAGGACAAAGGAAGACTTGCTGGCGTTGTTCATAACGAGGGACTTCTCTTAGCAAAAATGCCCATAGAAACTGTTGAAGAAAGGCGAGCTTACTATGCTGAAAAGAATAGAAAAGCCAATGAAGCATTAGATAATACAATTTTTAATGATTCTGCCAAAGACAGTCGCTATGTTAAGTATGATTCTAAGAGGGAATCTCAGGTCACTTTTGGAAAAAAGTGATTTTAACGAAACAGGAAATTAATTATGGCAAATAAAGATGCCCCTTTTGGGTGTAGACCTGTTCGTATGATGGGCGGTGAGCCCTATTCTGGAGGTCAATCCAGATATAGGATAGCAAGTGGAGCTACTACTCCAATATACCAAGGCGACTTAGTTACACAACTAACAGCTGGTGTATTAGGTAGACATGCTGCTACTGGCACTGTTCCAATCGTGGGTGTGTTCAATGGTTGTTCATATACAGACCCCACTTCAGGCGAACAAGTTTTCAAAAATTATTATCCGGGCAGTATCTCTGCCTCAGATATAATTGCTTCTGTTGTTGATAATCCAAATGTTGTTTTTGAAATTCAAGGTAACGCTGCTTGTCCAGTAGCTGACTTGTTTGGAAATTTTGACATTGTGGATGGTTCTCCTGTAGGCGATACTAAGTCTGGGAGGTCTAATACTGAAATAGCAATAAGCACTGGTGCTACCACTGCTACACTGCCATTAAAGGCTTTAGACATTTCTCAGGATCCTGATAACTCGGATGTTTCATCCACCAACACCAATGTCTATGTTGTGATTCAGAATCACATCGCTGGACAGAAAGGTGCTGGACTAGCATAAGGTAGGTAAATAATGGCAATTTCAAGAGCACAATTAGCTGCCGAACTAGAACCGGGTTTAAATGCACTTTTTGGTATGGAGTACGATCAATACGACCAAGAATACGCTGATATTTTCTCAATCGAAGACTCTTCAAAGGCTTTCGAGGAAGAAGTATTAATTGTTGGTTTTGGTTCTGCACCTGATAAATCAGAAGGTCAAGGCGTAGTCTATGACAACGCTACTGAAAGTTACACTGCAAGATATACCCACGATACAGTGGCGTTAGCTTTTGCACTAACTGAAGAAGCAGTTGAAGATAATTTATATGACTCGCTAGGAAAAAGGTATACAAAAGCACTTGCACGATCAATGGCTAACTCCAAAGAAGTGAAAGGTGCTAATGTTCTCAATAACGCATTTAGTTCAAGTTACACTGGAGGAGATGGTGTTTCATTAATAAACACAGCTCACCCATTAGCTGGTGGAGGCACTGCTGCAAACAGAGCTACTACTATGGCTGACTTAAACGAAACTTCATTAGAAGATGCGTTGATTGATATTGCAACATTCACAGACGATAGAGGTCTAACAATCTCTGTTAATGCTTCAAAACTTGTGGTTCCACCGAACCTAGTTTTTATAGCTGACAGAATTTTGAACAGTCCTCAAAGATCTGGAACTGCGGATAACGATATTAATGCTATCAAAAACACTGGGGTATTACCCGGTGGTTATGGTGTTAATCATTATCTGTCAGATACAGATGCTTGGTTTGTACTGACTTCAGTAACAGACACAGGTGAAGGTCTTAAAATGTTCCAAAGAACGCCTATGGAAACCAATATGGAACCTGATTTCTCAACTGGTAATATCAGATACAAAGCTAGAGAACGATATAGCTTTGGCTGGTCTAACTGGAGAGGAATTTATGGTTCTCAAGGAGCTTAATTGAACGACTGGCAATAGCGTTTATCCCTCAACTATTGCTAAACAAACTAAAGGGGTGTTGTCTCGACACCCCTTTTTTTATATTCTTCAAAACCACCCACAGAATCAACTCCTACAACAAATATCTGGTTAGTTTGATACATCAGCCTACCTAAACCCAAAAATTGCTCCACAGAGCTTAATTTTGCCTTAGAAGGCCATTTTTATACATTTGCTCTCTGGGAATCAGATTTTTTGCATTATTAACAAACTTTAAATTAATTTGTGTAAATACT